ATTCCAACCATATAAATTATAATTGGATTGTGTAGCTCCATCTATAGTAATAGAACTTGATTTTAGATATTGAATCCCATAATCATTTTTATTACCTATAGTTAAAGTATAAGTATTAGTAGTTGTATAAGTAGTTAAACTATTAGCATCTAAACTACCTGTTTCTCTAGTTAAATTTAATACCCACCAATCATCATTATAAATTGGAATGTTTATTGGAGTTGAATATATAAAATTATTACCATCACTTAACCCAAAACTAACATCACCAAAAGAACCTGAGTCTTGGGTTACTTTTATATGTTTGTAGTTACTTTCTAGAATAGATTGAGTTGGATATGTACCGTTTAATTTAAATCTATATTCTATAGTATCAGGAAATATACTTAAACCTGTATCTAGATATTGTTTATATGAAGATCTGAAAGGTGATTGTATATATGAGCTACCACTGAGATTTAAACTATAGTTAAATTTAGGAGTGATTTGTTCTATTGTATCTAAATCTTTTCTATTTCCACCATATTCTTTAATTTTTAATATTGTATCGGGAATACCGAAACAATTAATTAAAGAACGTAATCCTCTTCTTGTACCTTTAGTTTTAAGTAAATAAGGTAAGTTGTGATATATCCTTTTATATGTTTCTTTTACGATATCATTATCAGGAATAGTATTATTAGAAGCTGTTATATAAGTATCTATTAAATATGAGCCTGTAGAAGGTAAAGTACTATTGTTAGAATCAATTCCTAATAAAGATAAATATAAATCTTCTTGATTTCTTGAATTAGTATAAAGTTTAATACCAAAATTTCTTAAGGTATCTGCTACTAAATCCTTAGAAATACCATAATCAACTCTATTATCTGCAACTTGTAAATCAGTAATATCTTTGATGTAGGTCCAAATATAATCATAATGTTGACCTAACATTGCAGAGAATAATTCTAAATTAGCATTTTGAGAATCTTCTTTTATAAATTCAGGGAAGTTATTCCAAATATAATTTTTATTCTCAATATCATAATTATCTGCATTTACTACAGCACCACCATAATAAGGAGAAGTATAATCAGTTGATCCAAACCAAACTAATGATTCTGGGTTTGTAGGAGATAAATTAGTATAAGGCTTAACTGATCCTGATTTGGGCCAAGAATAACTCCCAGATTCATAATATAAAAAATATTCATATCCATCAAATTTTTCAATAAGAGTATTTAATTGAGTTTGTAAGTTAAGTACACTTGCTGAAGTGTAAGTTCTACTTGAAGATATATTTAAACCATTTATATTATTAATATCTGATTGTAGGGATTGGATTTGAGTTAACTTATATTTAAAATTTTCCAATCTTTCTCTAGCAGATGAAAAATGAACAAAATTGTTAAAATCAGTGTAATCAACTGTAATTTCAATACTTTTTTCCTCTAACCAAGACTGTAATTGTTGATATGAAGAAGAAACGTTAGAACTTAATAAAGAAGATAAATTTAAGTAAGGTGTAGTTAAATTTGTCTTTTCTACTAATCCAATATTAATATTAGGTCCTCTTAAAGGAGTAGTATCAGGAGTAGCTTCAGCTATAAATTCGGTATTTACTTCAAAAACATAAGGTTCAGAAATACTTTCTACTACCCAAAAAGTATCTTTTAATCTGAAATCTGGTGGAAGTGGTTCGTATAATTTAATATATAAACTAGCATAGGATTCATTTGAATTATCAAATGCCACATTTACTCCAATAAGAGTTTTATTATCACCAAAATTTAAAAGAAAATCCGAATAGAAGGCTCTTGAATTTCTTTCAGAAATAAATGTTAAATAGGATTGTCCTAAGTCAGTATATGAAATTGAGTTATTAGAAACTTTAAGTTCAGTTCTATCTGAAGATATTTCTGATATGAAGAATGGAAGAGTATAAGAACTAAAAAATAATTGTCTGTAAAAATTATAAATTATCTCATATCTTCCTAATCCAATCCCAAATGATTCTAAATCCGCTTTAGGATCTAATTCAACTTGATCATAAAGAGAAGTACCTTGGATTGTTTGTCTTGTAGTATAATTTTTAAAATCATATGCAGAGTTTAACACATCACCATTAGGAGATATAACATGCACTTCTACTTTATCCTCAGGTAAACCAAACTCTTTATTAATGTTTAATGAATTTAATAAGGATTCATCACTAATTTTATAGTCTTGGTTTATAAATTCAGTAGGATCAAGTTGGGATATATTTGTAATTTCCATTATTTGGATATTGTTAAATCATTTATGGTTTGCTGTAATGTTAAGTTTTCAAGTCGTAATTGATTAATCTCATCTAATAGAGCATCTATTTCTCCTGCATTTTGATTAACACCAGTATATTCTGTACTTCTTCTAATTAATTCTAAATGTGAATTTATATCTCCTTCTACAGGGATTTCATAAAATAAGTCATTATATGCCTGAAAAAATTCATTTATGTTAATAGCATTATCTTCTATAACTGTTTGAGGTTGCAATAATTGAGAAAATTGAGTATCAATTACATTTAAATATGTAACCTTACCATAAACTGTTTTATTTAATTTAATTTGTTCCGCCATTATCTAACTATTTTAAAATAATTTGACTCATCATCTATAATTATAATTTCACCATTTGAAAGTATAGTTTTAATTAAAATTTGATAATATCTTTCAGGTTCTAAACCATTCATATATAATTTAAAATAATTACTTGTATTATCACAACTTACTTTAGTAGAAACAATATTAAAATCTACTATAATTTCATCAGTTTTTACATCTTTTAATGCCCAATATGTAGTTGGGGGTAAAGCCTTTACATTTAAATATACTGATGATGTGGAAAAAGCACGAGCAGGGAATGTATCTCGGCATTTTATTCTAAAAGTATAGACAGTATTTTCTTCAAATTCTACTTTATTATTAGATATTACAGGTATAAAATTTGATGTAGTAATTTGAGTTAATGAAGAATTATATATACTATCATCCCATCTAAATTCTAATTGGGGTGGATATATAGTATGAGTATCCATTGAAAAGAATCTGGTAATTAAAGGAGTAGTACTATTTTCTATACTAGAAGAAAGTTTTAATAATATACCATAATTGGGGATTGAACTTGAATACCATAAATTAGTGATAGAAGTTAAGTTCATATCAATATCTTTACTATCAGTATAAATAAATGATTGCGAAGTAAATGAACTTGTAATAAATGAACTACCAGAAGAAGCCCAATTTGTACTACCATTACTAATCCATGTACAACCATCAGTTGTTATAGGAGTATTGGCAGATCTACCTAACCCCATAATCCAACTTTGAGAAACAGGATATCCTAAAATTGTATAATCTATAGGTAAAGTAGCAGTAGCTAAAAATAATTTAAGATATGAAGTAAAATTACTTCCACTTATTTTATTATTAATTACATCGGTTATTTGAGAAGTAGGAAATTGAATTAACGCTCGTGTTACATCAGCGTTTATAGAAGTAATCTCAGTTTCATTTGATACCTCTAAAATTTCGTCTCTACCAAAATTTTGAGTATTACGATATGATGAAATGAAAGTATCTTTTTCAGGAAATATTTTATAAACAGCCATAAATCTAATATATAATATAAATATACATTAGGTGAATTTTTTTATTGCTTATTTCTTTTACTATCTACTATTAGTATCAATATTAAAAATACTACTACACCTACCATTAAGTAATATCCTGTTAACCCCCCATCCACTATAATTAAATTATCTGTTAAATTTTAAAAAGTAACTACTCTCCCTTGAATATCTGTTGTTAAGTTTTTTACTTCAAAAATACTAGGGTCTAGTGAAGGATATAAAATATTATTAATAGTTGCTCCTTTAATATCATAAGCATATTGTGAGTAACCTGAATTAGTTCCTGCTTTATTTACTATATTTACTTTTTGTACTGTTTGTACTCCTTCGACTTGGTCTAAAGTACTGTAAATATCAGCAATTAAAATAGGTTGGTTAATTTGCCATTTATCTATACTAAAATATGATTGTAAAGTAGTTAAGCAGTTATTTATAACTAATTTTCCATTATAGTTTGGTCTAACTACTACATCAAAATCTACTCCAATATTAATAATAAAAGCATCTTTTATATTAACACCATCAGTTATCATTCTGTATTCAGAAAGAAATGTTTTTATATTTTGTTTTAAAGCAGGACTAGAAACTGTTAAATTACCTGTAGAATTTCTAGATAAAATATAGATTGAAATAGCATTTGGGTTTTGAGTAGCTAATAAATCTGTTGGATAGTTAACACTAATCCCCATATCTTGAGTAACAAATGCTTTAGAAACTAAACCATATTTAGAAGGTAAAGATAAAGTTCTAATAATATAGTCATCATTAGTTATAGTTCTTAACTGTGTAGGATACATAGCTAAAGAATTTTGTCTTATTTCTTCATTTGTATCTCCATCTCCTCCTCCTACAGCAGCATCATCATTATTAAAAGCTAATGAATTAATTACTGTTGTTTGCATAGCAGGATCTAACCCACTACCTGCAAATGAATTTGTTCCTCCAATACGATTAGTTAAAGTATTTGAAGGTATATTTGATGTAGCTCCTCCTCCTTTTAAGTAAGTTACTGTTAAAGTAGTATTTGAAGGGGCTAAACCATAAGTTTGTGTATATAAGAAATTGGATGGATCCCAAGCAGTAGTCATTTTATCTACTCCATAAGGTAATCCTAAACCAATATTATCTGGGTTTGGTGTTATTTCTTCATCAGCTCCTGATGATACACCTGGGCCAAATTGTAACTCTAAGGTATTATTAGTTTTAAAACGAGAAATAAATCTTCTAGGTACTTTTCTTAGTTTAAGTAAATATGGAGTTGAATCATTATATTGTGATAAACTAGGATCATTTGTAGCAGTATTTTCAGTAGCCTCAAAAATAGTATCTTGAGCTAAGTAAGGTACTTCATACCATTTATTATTATCAGAATCAACTACATCTACTATAGAAATTACATTATTATCAGTAAGAGTAACGGTAGGATAACGTTCAGGATTACCAAATGTAAATGTTGTTGTAGTTAAAGTTCCAGCCGTAGCTTTCACTGTTTTTTGTAATAAATAAAATAAGGGATTACCATTAATATCATAACTATAAACTGAAATTTCTGTAGAAGTTGATCCTGAGTTAGAAAAATCTACTTTATCTGTTATATAAAAAGGGACATTTCCATTTCCATTAGTTTGTAATTGTGTTCCTTCTTCTAATATTAAAGCATAATTAAAATCTGGTATATACTGGCTACCAGATATAGTTGAAGGAATAACTTGAAATACATTAACATCAACTGAGGCGGCACTTGTTACTTTAGGTTGATATCCAAAGTTATAAGCTAGGGCTAATAGATTTTTCCTTTGCTTAGCAAATTGTAAGAAATTTTCTTGAATTTGATTATCAGTATAAAATGATAAAACATCTCCAACATATGAAGCCATTTCAATAAGCATCATACCTGGAGATGCCTCTGAAAAATCATTATATGTGTTTGGATAATAAATTTTAGCAAAGTTAACTAACTGTGCTTTTAAACTATCAAAATCACGATTTAAATATTGTACTGTTTTTGAATTAGCCATTGTTGAAATTTATTGAAATTTCGTCTTGTATGTTAGTATTAAGTATAGAATATGAAAAATATACTTGTATTAAATTCTCATCAGGCGACGCGTTTACTGATAAATTATTTAATCTTATTTGGGGGAAATATTCTTGTAAACCAAAAGATATGATATCTTCTATATTTTGAGCAGTACCTTGAGATATTTGTTCAAATAATTGTTCTCTTATACCTGCTCCAAAAATTGGATTCATTATTCTTTCTTTCTTTCCTGTAAGAAAAAAATTTAAAATATTAGATTTAACAGCATCCTTAGTAGTATAAGTAATATTTAACCCAGTTGGACCATCAAAAGGAATTTGAATCCCAACACCTTTACTAGGTGATAGATCTAATGGATTTATATTTACTGTATTATACGCCATTAAATGCTACCTTTTTCTTTTAAAGCACCCATAAATTTAGAAAAATCAGGTACTACATCAATACTTACATCATTTATATCTCTAACAGGACCTTGGGATTTAATCATTTCATCTACTGTAGCTACTACAGGAATATTAGAATCACCACCTATCATTCCAGGTGCACCTCCAGCCCATCCTACTGCTTGAGAGGCATTAAATTCACCTCCATTTAAAGTTCTCCATTCACCTGCTTGAGCAGTTTCATTTAAGATATCTAACATAGGATTACCTGTAGAAGGAATTGGTTTTCTTTCTTCAGAAATTATATCTGAAAATGATGGTTTATAAGTAGATTCTACTTTAGAATAAGGTTGAGTAGATTTATTTTCGGTTAATTTAGGTTTATTAGCTGATTTAACCGCCTCAAGTAAAATGTCTCTCATTTCTTCTTGAATAGCTTTCTTAACTTCTTCTCTAATTACTTTTCTGAATGCATCTAATTTCATACATATAAATATTTAATATTAAAACTTATTTTAATCTGGTGTTACTGGACCGTCGATTGTATTATCGGGATTATATCCTATTTGGGTTACTATATCTGTTATATCTTGATCTGTAGGTGAATCATTACCTTGATCACTTGTTCCCGTTTGACCTTGTTTATCAATATAAAATTGTCCTTCTTTAATCAAAACTTGATCATCTGTAGCATAAGTACCTTTACCTTCATATTGAATAATACCTCTTTGATCAGCTACTATTACTCTTCTTCTCAGTAAAGAAATACCTTCATCAACTACTTCTTCTTTTATTATATCGATCGCATACCCATTATATACTGAAGGTAATACTGCATTTCCGTATTGCGCGGTAGGGAATAATTCATCTAATGTAGCTAAACTATTATTTAATGAATCTATTCCTCCTTGTACAGCATCTAATAATCCTGTATCTCCTGAAGTATAACTACATTCTCTTAAATTTTTATATAAAATATTAAGACCTGTTAAAATTCTAAGAATTTCTTTTCTAATTCTACCTATTTCTAATAGTACTACTCCTGTTAAAAAACTAGATATAGTATCAACTAATTTTTCTAAATCATTAATAAAAACTGTAGCTGTAGAAAGGGTATCTGCTTGGGTATTAGTAGAAGCGTTAGTTTGTGAAATTACAGGTGATCCTCCTCCTCCTACTGCTAAGGGTACAGCTAAACGTTTTAAAACTTTCTTTATGAATTTATAAACTTTAATTAATACATTAATAATTCTTAGAATACTATTCATAAGTTTAACTATTTTTTGTATTTGAACAATTGCTCTATCAACTGTTTGAACTTGTCTAATTAAAAATGCTACACTTTCTTTAAACCTTTGAGGTTGAATTATACCTGCTAATTTTTTATTTAATTCATCAGCATTTTTAGATATAATATTATTAGCAATATTAATTGGACTCATAAATGGAGTTAATTTCCTTGCAAATGATCTTAATAAAGTAACTTTAGTTATAATTAATTGAGTAGGATCAGCAGCAGCTCCAACTACATCACTAGTAGCTACTAATACTAGATTTAATTGCTGAATAGTTTTTACTATACCTTCTCCACCAGGAATTATATCAACTAAATCATCAGGTGGTACTATATCTTCTAAAGCTAATCTAATTTCTTCAAGAGCTGATTGGTATGATAATAGTCTTGCTCTATATTGTTCATCGGTTTCTCCAGGTAATTTACCAGGAGTTAATTTATTTTCAATATTATTTACAAATTGAGTTATTTTTAATCCAAATTGTAGAAGTTTACTTTCTAAAAGACCACCAGGTGGCATAGCTTTAGTTAAAATATAACCTAAAGGATTACAAAAATCAATAGAATTTATTTCCCTTAATACAGCATTTATCCTGAACAAGACATCTAATACCTTTTCAGTACCATCGTTTATCCTTTCAGGTGCGATTTCGGTTAATATTCTAGATAAGCCAGCAGGTATTCTCATTATAATGTATAAGTTTTATCAGATTTAATACCTTTGATTTGTGTTTTAAGTCTTGTAACAGATTTTATTAAACTGTTTCCTGCTGTTCTTATTACAGGAATACCTACTCCATTACTATCTTTAGCTTTAGAAAGTTTTTGACCTAAATTATTTAAGTCATCTAACATATCTATTAATAGAGTTTCTAAATTATCCCCTTTAATAGCAGGTTGTGGTTTAGCTGTATCGGTTTCTAATCCTAGATAAATTTTTTTAGCATTAACTACCATATCTCCATCGGCATCAAAGTTAATTGTACCTGCAGAAGAAAAACCAATTGCTTGTTTAGCAAATAAAAATACAGAATCATCCTTAGAGTTAAGAGTAACTCTTCCAGAATTAATTATTATTTGGTCTCCTAAATAAGGAAAATCAGGTTTATAAGCCATATCTATTGTGTGAATGGGTCACTTATTAAATTTATTTTGGTATAATTAGAATCCATATAATCTAATTTCATAACATAAGTTCCACTAGCTCCACCCATTAAAGTTACTTGTGTAGTTTGATTAGTATCTATTCCTCCATACCCTTGATATTGTAAGGGATGATCTAATACAGTTGGATATATAAATTCAGCTGTACCAATACCTCTAGGGTTAAATTCAGTTACAGTTTCTAATTTTATAACAATATATTTACCATTACTTTTTAAAATATTATAATAATTAACATCGTCACCTACCATTGAAGGTGAATCAGTATTTAATATTCTTAGAGAAGCAATTGGTATTGATTGAGTTGTACTTCCCGTTGGTTCAGGTGTACTAGAAGTTACAGCTAAACTAGCAGTAGGTACAGGTGCTATAGGAGTTACTGGAGAAGTAGGTGTAAAAGATGATGTAGCTAATAAAGAAGTTAGGGATGATGTTGAAGGTGTTATTTGAGTAATAGATTCTGTTACATAATATAATGGTTCAGGTTGTTTTAAATTATCTGCTTCTTGTGCTGATTGATTAGGGGTAGTAAATCTTGGGTCTGGTATTTGAAGTGAACTATTAAATCCTGCTCCTAATGTTACATTAAATGATTTTAAATTTTTAGAGGCATACTCTAAAGGTATATCTTGTCCTGCACATAAATAAATTGATGAACCATCATTGTTAGGATCCTCATAAACAGGTACCCATGGATCAGGATTAATATCTAAAGTAGATTGACGGTTTCTAATTATAGTAATAGGTGAGCCAGCATCACCTTGAGTACTCCAGGGATTATTTATAACTTTTTGTTTAGTAGTAGATGAAAAACGGATTGAATTACCCCATCTTCCTTCTAATAATACATCACCTTCTTCAGGTAATAAACTACGAATATCTTCTTTTTCAACGAATGTTTGACCAAAATTTAAATCTCCACCTCCATACGATATTATATCAGGAAAAGCATTATGATGTACACTATTCCATAACCCAACTGTAGTTAAATAATAAAAAGTTTTAGCTTGTGGATCATCATTTAATCCATATGAAGGAGCATTTAATATTAATACTAATTCCTCTAAAATAGGATATTTAGAAATATTATTAAATAAAGGTTTAGCTATTAAGTTTGAAGGATTATCTTCATCTACTATAGTTCCTATAGGGGTAAATTTAATTGAACCTAATCCTGTCCATCCTCCTCCATCAGAAAAGAAATTATTTGTTTTAGTTTGTGGAGATAATAAAATATCATTAACACGAGCAAAGAAAAATAGACTTTTACCTCCATTTCCTTTACCCGATGCTATATTTGATATACTACCTTGTAAACTAGGATATAAACTACTCATTTATATTTAACTTTCTAACTGGAATTTCTTCTTCAGATTTACTATTTAATTGTTGAATTGATTCAAATAACATTTCTTTTTCAGCATCTGAAATTAACATAGTATCTTCACCTGAAGAAGAATTCATAGCTCGTTGTACTATACCAGCCATTTTGATTAAAAGATCATCATTTTTAACTGATACATCTAAGTAATCTTTAATTAAAGGAACTATAATAACAGCATCACCTGCTGAAGTAATAAATGGTTTTAAACTTTCTATTAATCCTCTAATTTCTTTTTCTTTCCCTGAAGAATTAGTATGTATCTCTTTAAGTAAATCAGCAAATGTTTTTTTACCAAAAAGAGTTATGCTATTAAAATCCATAATATGTTTTTATTATAAATATAAATTTTACAAATCTTTCTTAATAATTTAAACTAACAAAACCATAATCTAAATATTGGTTATGTAACCGTCTATATACTTTTTCTAACTTTTTCATCACCTTAGTTATTTGAGGAGTATCTTGATCGGTTTGTTCTCTAATATAAATGTAAATTCCTTTTTTATTAAAAATATCTAAGTTTTCTCTATGCTTAAATAGCTGCATAACTGCATCAGCAGTTTTAGCATCTTCATGTTCAGGAAAAACTTTAAATAAAAATAAATCCATATAATGAATAAATTTATCCATAAAATAATTTTCACCCATTAATGGATCATCTAAACTTTCAGAGCTATTTACTATATTTAAAACAATGGTTTTATCTTCATCTATAGCTTCTACTTCGGCTTTACCCTTCAATTTTTCATAATTTTTATTATTATAAAGAATTAAATAACGTTTTT